ATCGTTTCATAAACAATTGAAAATCTTCGTAATGTAAAGACATATCCTTAGGACAATGCTCTGGAGCATATGTCAAAGTAATAAAACAATTACTAGTATGCATTTGTGCCTCATGCATACAACGAACGGCCCACTGACGTGACCGTTCAAGGCGACAACCAACACACTGACCACACGGCAACGACAGGGTGCGAACTACGTCCGCCCCCGGTATTTCACGCCAAATAATAGACTTGTCAGCGCATTGATAAGCCGTTAAAGGCTTATAACACGCCATAATTCTTAAAGTCTAAAACCACCACGTTGTGGTGAAGTGCGCATGTTAATAGCTTTTGTCTTGCTTACGCCACGACGAAATTTCTTCGCTGCACCGTGTTTGCTCATTGGCTTTCTATATAAACTCATTTTCGTAGCACTCCGTAGTTAAAAACTGTGGTTTTGGTGTCACCTAGCACAGTTACATCAAGTAGAGTAACTGTGCTGCCATCCGCTTACGCGTCTGGCTTAGGTGTTTCTACTGCAGAAACGATGGGTTGAGCCACAGGCTCTCCATCAATAAGACCAAGCTCAATCGCTTCATCGCGATTTTGCTCATTCTCTAAAAAATTAAGCAAAGCATTAGGGTCATTATCAAACTTAGCCCTAAGCTTCGCTGGCAAAGCCATAAATTCGGCTTCTGCCGTTCTAATTTTATTCAATGCGGTGTGGTAATCACTTACACCGCTAAAATCGCCGTAAGACGGCTCTATGGCTCTTACAGGCAATTGCCCTGTAACGCCAAAACGCTCAACAATAATATTAATATCACATTCATCCTTCATGTGTTGTTGAGCCAAACTCGGGTCTTTGCACGCAAGACCAGTCTCTTGTGATACAAGAGCCATATCATAATTGTACGGGTTACGTACAAAAGGTAATTTATCTTTGCTCATGGTTTAACTCCAAATCTAGACTTACCATACGAATAAACATCACGAATCATAGCATCCAATGCAGACTTAGCGTCGCCAAAAGCTACTTTACCAGCTTCTTTAATATTACGAACAATTGGAGTATCAGTCTGAGGAGCTTTCCCCTCAGACGTTAACTTCTCCAATGCAGAAGTCTGAGCAGCCTGAGCAGTATTGGTATTAATCTGACTACCTAATAAACCTAAATCGTAATAAAAACGAGTAGGCATTTGCTCAACTTCAATAGCAGTTTTCTTAGCTTCCTCAGCTATCTTTCTAGCTGATTGAATATTCACCTGCTCTTGAGCTTTAGCAACATCTACTTGAGCCTTAATTAAATCGTTTTGATTCAAACGATTTGAAGTCTCACCAAACTTAGGCGTTTCAATAGAAGAAGTACCAGAAACTGGAGAACCTGTAGGTGCGGCATTGCCACCCTTAGAATAAGCCAACATAGGACTCAAACCTGCAGCGTTCAAATCTTGAACGGCTCTCTGGTATTGAGTATTAGCCATCCGCTCAGAAAAATCCTGAGCTTGTGTCTGGCGATCTTCTGCAGCATTACGATTCTGAGAAGCATTCCAAACACTAACGGCAGAACTTAAAATATCACCAATCATACTGACGCCCTTCGGTTGTCTCCTCACTACCCCTTTCGGGGTAGTCGAGGTTATTAATTAAAAATGGTCAATTAAACCAGGTACGCTATACATAGGCATTGGTCTAGCCATCTTACAATCAAAAAACGCATCCATCAAAAACTGCTGACCATTTGCACTTGCACCAACGGCAGTAGTACGTTCAATAGGTGGCGTTTCTTGGATAAACGTCGCATTCAAAGTTGGTAGTGACGTAAACTTCTGAGCATAATGCCATGCATCAATAGTACCTGAACTTGTAGACTTAAACAAACCAGTAATTTGACTTGGTTTGTAACGATATTCAGCCCAACGTTCTTGATATCCAAAAACGTCATCATCAGTAGAAGTACCAGTAACATAAATTTCTTTATTAAGCACTGCTTGCTCACCCAGATGAGCAAATACAGGGAAATAAAAATCATAACGTGTTTCACGTGACCACATCTTAGGGAGACCTTGCTGATAAGTTAAATCAGCACGTACAGACACTAGCCCTATGATGTATCCATGTTCTTGAGCATGATACGTAAAACCATGTCCGTTAGCCAACGCAGTACCCATTGCGGCCAAGTTACCAAGTGGAGTAGCACCACCAGAAATCGAAGTAGCACTTGTTTGCGCAATCGGGTTAACGTTGACATAAGTCGAACCTCCGCCAATATACTCAGGACGTTGTAAACGATAATCTTGAGGTGTAACACCAAAATGTGCACGTAATAACTCTGTATAACGTGTACCACCACGAGCATCACGCTCTAACAAACGCTGAATTTGAAATGACTGACGCAACTGATTAATTGTTGCAGCAGTAGCATCACTCAAATCAGCAAACAAAGCATTACCTGCTGAACCAGAATCACCAGCTAATGTCAAATGCGTATTCGCAGAATATAGCTTTTTATACGCACCGGCATTATCAGTCACTGTTAATTCAGCACCTGTAGCAGCATAAGTCTTAACAGGAGCTGATGTACCTAATGGCAATGTAACTGCATCACCCTTTTGTGGCCAAGGCAAAGCACCAGTAAAATAATCTTTGCGCTTGCCACGACGTAACATTGCATAATCACTCGGAGTATCAGGACCGTCACCTTTGTGAACGGTTACAGAATTTTGCAAATTCTCATCTCTGAACCACTCGTTATAAATTAAATTATAAGCACGTAACGGCAACGCATTATGCGTTACCGTATTAGAACCAGTAATTTGACCTGCTGTTGGTAAACCAAAATGGTCAAATAAAGAACCAACTGCATAACCACCTGCAGTTGAAGTAATCTGAGGAACTACATAAGAAATCGAATCACCTGGGTTGTTTTGTTCACCCATAAACTTAACCCAGTTATTCCAAACAAGACGATTTGGAACAAAGAAAAAGAATGTATCAAGATGAAGATTATCCATGACTGGAAACAACGGCGTAGCCAAACGTGCAAACAATGTTGCTTTAACGTTGTGCATATCGCCCGGAAGAACTTCATCGCAATAAATTGGCACCAAATAACCACCATCAAATGTGGTTTTATGTGCATATTGCGTATCAAAGCTAGAGCGTGGAATCTCAGCTTTAGGAATCATAGCAAACTGGTGTGAACTAACTGACTTATTGCGGTGCATAATTAATCTCCCGAAGTGTTCCGTACCACTCTTTCGAGTGATACGGTTTTAAAAAAACTTACTCAGCGTCTCTAATCTTTACTTGCTTACCTAAACAAATCTGTTTCGGTTGAGCCAAAAGATCAAAAGCACCAGTATTATCATCAAAAGTACCTAAATAGAATAAATCAAAATCGTCAGGATGTACATACATTTGATTATCCTCGCTTGCTCGATTAATCTCATCACTAAACTGACGAATAGCAACACCCTCTGTTGCTAAATAAGCAGGACGACCATAAGCATCAGCTGCACGGTCTTTAATTGAAACAATAACCATCTTCATAAATACTCCTTTAAATCTTACGTTTTAAAAGCGATAACTTAGCCAAAGCGACTTTTTCCTTTACAGCCAAACGCTCTAAAGTGTTATCTTCAAAGCGGGAACGACCTTCAAGTTCCCTTTTATATTGTATACCATCAAACTCTTCTGGAAACAACTCTTTAAACTTATTATCATAAAAACGTGGTGGACGGCACTTCTTGCCACGCACCACTACTGAATCTGACGTGTACACGTCATCCATGTACTTATCAAACCAAGCCTGACCAATACCCGGCTTCAAAGACATCTTATTAAATTCAGACTTACGCTGAATAATCTCACCAGTCTCTAAATCACAATACTGATAATGCGCTTCTGCATCAACCACTTCGTGGTTTTCATTAACGGTTTTACCGTTAATTTTCTTCATAATATATCGCGCAACATAAGCAGCAGATTCAAAATTGACATCACCAATAGAACTATAGCCATACGGCC